ACTGAGCATGTGTTGGAGTTCAAAACGCATGGCCTCAAGTCGTTCAACGACCTTGAGAAAAATGGAGTGGCCAAGAGTAAGCCCCAGCATTTCACCCAATGCCAAGTGTACATGCACGGCACCGGCTTAAAACGCGCCTTGTATGTGGCTATCTGCAAAGACGATGACCGCATTTACACCGAGCGTTTGGAATATGACCGCGAACATGCAATAAAAGCCATTGAAAAGGGCCAGCGGCTGGCGCTGACCGACCGTTTGCCACCACCGATCAGCACCGACCCAACATGGTTTGAGTGCAAGATGTGTCCTGCTTATGGTATAGTGTGCTTTCGTGAACAAGGAGTAAATCATGAAAGAGCGCGTAGCAATGATGGGCAATAAATTTGGCAGATTGACAGTGTTGGAAATGATTGGAGAGCGCGTTACAGGTCGTCATCCAAGTTGGAAATGTGTTTGTGATTGTGGAAATCAATGTGTAAAAACTGCTGTTTCTCTTAGAACTGGTCGTGAGCCAAGTTGTGGATGTGCATCTAAAGATTTTCAAAGACAAAAATATGATTTGACTGGCAAAAAGTTTGATCGTTTGCTTGTTTTGAAAGCTGAAAACTCAAGCAATTTGAAGCGCCATATTCTTTGGAAATGTGTTTGTGATTGTGGTCAAGTAACGCTTGCAGTTGGGGTCGAACTTCGAAGTGGGAACAAAAGATCATGCGGTTGTTTGCATTTGGATGTTTTGCTTGAAACACACACAAAACATGGTCATGCACGATCTGGAAAATTATCACCAACTTACGTTTCTTGGTATTCCATGCGTACAAGATGTGGAAATCCAAACGCAACAAATTTTAAGCACTACGGTGGACGTGGAATATCTGTATGTGAACACTGGAGCAATTTTGAAAACTTTTTAAAAGACATGGGTGAACGTCCTATTGGAATGTCTATTGATCGAATTGATGTAGATGGAAATTACGAGCCAAAAAATTGCAAGTGGTCAACTGCATCTGAACAAGTTAAAAATCAAAGGAGATATAAAAATGTCAAATAACGATTGGGCTAAATATATTCAAGTCAATTGCCGCACCTGCGCCCACATTACACCGTTGTCTGATTCAACGTGGCACTGCGCCAAATGGGATGACGTAATCCCCACCGAGTCCCAGCATACTGGCTGCGAAGCCCATGTCCTGCACCCTGATCTAGTGCCGTGGAAGCGATTGGAAAGCCCCACCGACTGGGTGGCAGTCTATGAGATTAATGGCCTTGGCTTGGCTAACGGTGAGCCAGAAGAAGGCGTGTATTCCAGTAAGGAATTGCTTGCCAATGCTGCGGCTTGCAGCGATCCCACCGTTAATCGGTTGCGTGGTCGGTTTGATGCTAGGGTGGTGGCATGACTGATTTATCAAGCCTTGAAATAACGTATAATCAAAACATGAAAACATATTACGTTTACCTTCACACACGCAATGATACCGGCGAAGTTTTTTACGTTGGCAAAGGTCAAGGTAGACGCGCTTGGTGGAAAAACGGAAGAAATAAACATTGGCATTTTGTGGCTAAAAAATATGGGTACGAGGTGCATATTTGGCGTGATGAATTGACCGAAGTTCAAGCATTTGAAATTGAAAAAGAGCGTATATCTTTTTATGGAAGAAACAATTTATGCAATTACACAAATGGCGGGGACGGTGCTTCTGGGGCTAAAAGAACAGAAGCTCAAAAATTGCATATGAGTGAAAAAATGCTTGGTCGAAAATTTAGCGCTGAGACGTTAGAAAAAATGAAGATCGCGGCCAGTCAAAGAACAGAAGAAACAAGAAAAAAACAAGCTGACGCAGTACGTGGAAGAAAACACAGTAAAGAACACAAGCAAAAAATATCTAAGGCTGGTATTGGAAGAACTCCAACAGAAGAAACTAAGAAAAAAATATCGGATGCTCACAAGGGCAAGCCAAAATCAGCAGAAGCTGTAAAAAAAATGGCTCAATCAAAATCAAAACAAGTTATGTGTTTAACCAATGACACAATTTATGAATCACAAAGAGAAGCAGCGCGTCAATTAAACTTAAAAAGTTCACACATTAGCGCCGTTGTAAATGGAAAAGCGCATCAAACCAAGGGGTTTGTTTTTGTATCGGTGCAATCATGAAACTGCGCGAGTACCAAACCAAAGCACTTGAAATGCTTTATGAATGGTTTGAAAAAAACCAAACCGGCCACCCAGTGCTAAACATGCCAGGCGGGTCAGGTAAATCTGTGGTGATTGCATCTTTAGCAAAAGATGCACTGCAAAACTGGCCTGAAACAAAAATTCTTATGTTGGTGCATTCCAAAGAATTGATTTTGCAAAACGCTGACAAGCTACGCAAACTGTGGCCGAATGCACCGCTTGGTGTTTACAGCGCTAGTGTTGGAAGGCGTGACCTTGGGGAGCCGATTACTTATGCTGGAATTGCGTCAGTTGCTAAACGTGCAAAGCAGTTAGGTCACATAGATTTGTGCATCATTGATGAAGTTCATTCCGTTTCAACTGTTGAAAGTGGAATTTACCGAAAGCTAATTTCCGACCTGCTAAATATTAACCCGTCCATGCGAATTGTGGGTTTAAGCGCCAGCCCGTACAGGCTTGGGCAAGGCATGATTACCGAGGGCAAAGACGCAATTTTTACAGAAATTTTGGAGCCTGTTAGCATTGAGGAGTTAGTTTTTAAAACGCACCTTGTACCGCTGCGTTCAAAAATAACTAACCATAAATTAGAAGCTGAAGGCTTGCATAAAAGAGGTGGCGAATACGTTGCGGCAGAGATGGAAGCTAAGTTTAATACCGACGACCATAACATTGCCGTAGTGCAAGAAATCATTGAAAAAGCAAGCAACCGAGCGCATTGGTTAATTTTTTGCTCTGGTATTTTGCATTCTGAGGCTGTAGCTAATTGTCTGCGTGTTGCCGGGATTGCTGCCGAAGCATTAGACGCAACGCATAATAAAGCGGAGCGCGAGCGCAAGTTATCCGATTTTGAATCAGGCAAGCTGCGAGCATTGTGCAATGTAGGAATTTTGACCACTGGTTATGATTTTCCTGCGTTGGATTGCATAGCATTTTTACGCGCTACCGCGTCCCCTGGCCTTTATTTGCAAATGGCCGTTCGCGGAATGCGCCCATATTCAGGCAAATCCGATTGCATGGTCCTAGACTTTGCCGGTGTGGTGGAGCAGCATGGCCCCATCACAGCCGTGCGACCACCACCAAAGAAGGGTGACAAACAGGGCGAGGCGCCAGTAAAGGTCTGCGACCAATGCCAGGAGATATGCGCTTTATCGGTGCGTGTTTGCCCAGCTTGTGGGGCTGAGTTTCCCGAGCCGGTCCGGCCGGCATTGAAGTTGCATAACCTAGACATCATGGGCAATGAGGGGATTGACATGGAGGTCACTTCGTGGACATGGCGCAAGCACATTAGCCGCGCCAGTGGTAAGGAAATGTTAAGCCTGAGCTATTACGGCGGCCTAAGTGATCCACCGGTGACCGAATATCTGGCCGTGACGCATGACGGCTACGCAGGCGAGAAAAGCCGCCGATTATTGGCTGAGGTGGCGCATAAAGCAGGCGTGCCCCTAGACTATGGCTGGGTTGACTTGCACGAAATAGCCCAAGAGTTGACCGAAGGCCAGCCACCGGCAAGCATAGAATTCAAGCGCGAAGGTAAGTTTTTCACCGTACTACAAAGGACATGGAACCCATGAGACACCCAGAACCCGAGATCGTCACCCTATACCGCACCACCAGCAGGGCCGAGCCGCCCCGTGTATGTCATACCTGCGACCATTACAGCAAAGACGGCCGCTGCGCTGAATTTGACGATGAGCCGCCCGCTGATTTTGCGAGTGAGCCAGGCGGGTGCAGCCTGTGGGAGTGGGAGCTGCCATTTTGACGGCACCATCAGAACATTTGGAACAGGTCCGACTCGTGTCGTGGTTCCGGCGCCAATGGCCGGATGTCCGCATATTTGCAATCCCCAACGG